TAATATTTTTATAAAATTGATACATTAATATTACTAGTATTGGTAATTATATTAATGCCATACACCTTAACTAGATTACTATATGCCAAAGATGAAGTCATATATTCACTCCTCAATGAATTACTTTTACAAGAAAACTTAGAAGCGTGTTTCTTTTGGTGCGGCGAACTATTTTACTCGGAATTTGATCATCTTTACAATATAATATGGAAAATATATTTCGATTTTTATGCAGAATTTAACCCTCATCTAGAAAAATATATTCAAAAAAAACAAATTCTATGGGAAAAAGAAAAAAATATTAAACATGTATTGCTTATTTTGTACAACATGTTTCACCTGAAATCTTCTTCTACCACATTTTTACTACGTCTTTACGTTGAACAAGCTCATGAAAATATAACATTATATAGAAAATCGAACCATAAAAAATGGGAGTGGCTACACCAGTATCCCACTCATTATCATTCATTGTTAAAAGCATTGTGTAAAAATCATCTTATGAACGCCGCAGTATACTTAAATCAGTTGATGGTATATAACCACGCCAATGATATTTATACGACAATAATTAAATATTATCGTGAGCATGTTCCACTAGTTCATCAAAATATAATTGACGCAAAATGGAAGAATCGTGGCTGGTATAATGATTTTCATGGTTTATTATCACTTATTGTACACTTACAAACACCCATTGATAACATTTCACATCCATTGGTATTTAAAATTCCGAAAATGAAGGATATACAATATATTGAAGATTTAAATAACGAAATTTTAAAACGTCATGCTGCAGGTAATGCAATATATCGTATATTACAGGATTTCAGATTGTTTAAAATTAACAATATGATTGGTGTATTTCTGCTAAAAAGAAATTCGTTGCGTGATTATAAAGATGAAATGAATCATTATTGGGAATATTATACCAATGGTTGTCCGTTATGGAAAAAACGTTTTGAAAAATGTAACGCGACCTTTGACCACAAAACTTTATTAGAGACAACTTTGGTTAAATCATATCCTCGTTTTGATGAAAATTACAACCTTGAGTATGATGAACAATCATTATCGGTAAAATCTATGAGCACCTGTTTTATCAAAAATATTTCTTTGGAAAATTGGCATAGAAAAATATTTAAAATAGCACCGAAAATATTTATCGCGGGCAAAATAGTTTATTAACATATAGAATAAAATTGATACAATATTAAACAAATCTTTGTAGTATTATTAATGGTGAAAAATAGCAAAGGAGGTAGCAAAAGTAAAAAAATCGCTCGGAAACATGTTAATGCTGTTTCTAACAAAAGTATACGCCGTATTGCGGAAGATGGTGAAATGTATGCTATTGTTGTTAATCACTTCGGAGGACAATGCGAAGTAGTTACCACCGATGGTATCACACGTCTTTGTATTTTGCGCGGGAAATTTAAAGGACGTGCACGTCGCGATAATAATATTAGAAAAGGATCGTGGGTAATGATTGGGGTGCGAGAATGGGAAGTACGCGAAGATGGAAAAACAAAATGCGACCTTTTATGTGTTTATTCAGATATTGAACGCGATGAACTAAAACAATTAAATGATGTTAGTTTTATTGAGTTAGATAAAGTAAATACCGAAATGACTGGTGTAGCAGTAGATAATAATGTGGTGTTTAAAGACGATAATACTAGCGATTATAATACTATTATTGCAGAAGAAAGCGAACATGAACAAGAAAATGCTATCGCTACCGAAAATAGTATCGCTACCGAAAATGGTACCAAACATGCTAAGGATACTTCGACGAATAATGATTGGCTAAATTCTAATTCGGATGATGATAGCACACCTAGCGCAAATGACAAGTACACCTTTGATATTGATGAAATTTAATATTTTGTTTTCTTTACTTCTATATGTTTTAACTTATAACGACACACTGGACATTCTGCCTTTTCGTTTTGCAACCATGTTTTTATTGCCGATGGTTCAAAACAATGGTCGCAAGGTAATTTAATTATTTCCTCGCCTTCAGCGAATTTTACCTGCCGTATTGGACAGGTATCCGTATTTAATTCTTTGGTATACTTTATATAGCTTAACGTTTTTTCACCAGCTTCCGATATAACGTTTTTATATTCTGGTTCATCGTATAATGTATTGTGTATAGTATCATGTATAGTATCATGTATAGTATCATGTATAGTATCGTATGCTTCGTCATAGTCCACGTGCTCAGGAAAAAAATGGGTGAATAATGTGTTTAGTTGTTGAGTCATGGGTTGAGCCAATAATATGTTTTCTATTCTATTTGTTTGAGATATTTCGTGTGCGCCATCGCGCTGCGCTATGGTATTTAATATTGGTATAGGAGAAAAAATAGTTGGTGGGTCTTGTGACTCTAATGATGTTGTTAACACGGAAAACCGATTAATATCAAAACTATTATATGTATTATTTAAAGATAGATCGTGAATGTCCATTATTTATATATAACAATAATTGATTATTTATTGTTATATTTATTTTTTTATTTTATTTATTTTTATTTTATTTTATTTTATTTATTTTATTTATTTTGTGATCACGACCAACTCCACCAAGATTTACTAGTTTCTTTATCTTCAACTATAATTTTTTCAGGTATTTCATCAACTAAGCTTCTTGTGGCAGGTAACACATCTTTAAACATATCGGTCTCATTTAATGTTTTTTCGACCCAATCATATCGCGCGACATGTAATTGTTGTTGTAAACAAGACCACGGATTACATTCGTTTAATGCATCTATACCATTATAACAAAACGATTCTAAAATAGATGTCGTGAAACCAGTGATTACACTAATATTGTTGTTAGTCGTCAATGTCGGATATTCTGTTGTATTACGCATATTCCAAAATATTATTTTTGGTGGCTCAAAGGGTGTTGACCACTTTGACTTTAAACCTTCATCTTTAAACATTTTTTTAATATATCCTTTCTGAATAGCACAATAGCTTTTATCTGCTTGCTCTAGTTTCATATCCGTAAATATTACAAACACCATTTCTTTGATCTCATCTGGCGCGAGATTATTCGTCACACATCTTTCTAATACCTTTTTCATCGCCGCAACTATATCTGTTTTCATCTCCCAATCATTATTTGTTATTAGCGTATTAACCATGTCTGTTAAATTTTCAGTACCACAAGATAAATCCAGCCACTTGGGCACTTTACTAAATGTTAGAATTCCCTTCCCCAGTGTAGAATTCTCCGCTATTTTACATCCCAAACCAAGTGCAGCTAAGAGTGGTTCGCCTTCCATGGATCCCGATGTATCTAGTAATGCTACGAAATTTTTTAAAGCAAGATCTTTGTCTTTGGTATGCCATAGCGAATTTATGCTTTCTTTGGTTTTTTTTTCGGCTATAATCATTTCATCTTCTTTACCCATCACGCCAAATTGACGTCGATGACGCTCATTCTCGACTATTTCTATCGCAGTACGTACTAATTCTGTTAAACTATTTGTCTGTTGTGGTATGTTTTTATGGTGCACGGCACAACTCGCGATATGTTTCTCATAATTTTCTTTGCACACCAATCGATCAAGATTATTACCTTTGATGTATCCCGTTTTATCAGTATATTGAAATGCTTGTCGTTGTCGCAATAATGTTTGTTTAGAAACCGACTTCTTAAAGTCAATTTCATGCCAGGTTTGCGCACATTGATTAATTTGTGGTGTTTTTATTTTGCGGTTCAATTTAGCTATCAGTTGTCGATAATGTGTTAAACATTTTCTCTCTGCTGTACGATTAGATAACACTATTGTAGTGTTGGACGTTTTAAGTGTAGACCCCGATGTTAATATACCGATGAAATAAGAACACGCTATATGTTTCGCTAACCAACCAAATTTATTTGATTTTTCACGTGGCAGCCATTTACATAATAAAGATGGTGTAGTATCACCCGTATCATCTAAACGCAGCTGTTTTACAACTAGGGTAATCGCATATGTAAAAATAGGCAAATTTGTAACATTACATGATATATCTGACTCATTTTGCAGGTAATTTAAAAAATATTTAATATCTTTCCAACTCCCGTATGGACGTTGGTTATTTTCTAAATAAACCAATGAATGTAATGCACTATTTGCTAGGGTATCTGCACAATTTGCTAGGGTATCTGCACAATTTATCATTTTTTGGTTTTTCTCGTCACTATTTTCTTTATGTAAGTCAGATGTATCCACATTTCGCAGATTTTCTGTTGTTTTTACCCACACTCCTAATAAAATATAAAATAATTTATATTCACCCTTACCTTCTACTATATCACGCGTGTATAACATTACACGATATAAAAGTGAAATGTAACTTCGCCGTGTAGTTTCATCTATATTATTTGATAAGAAAGCTTCATGCAACAAATCATTATACACATTACGAATGTTATGTTGTTCCTCAATATCATATGTTCTTTTTAATAGATAGGATAGTTTAATTATTTTTTCATTGAAATATGTAGACCATTTATAATCATTCGGATGTTCAATATCAGAATTATCGCTATTTATGTCATTCTCAAAGTTTATTAGGTCATTAATATCAATGTTAGCCATTATTATATACTATATATATTCTTTAAATAGATTTATAGCCGAGGTTTCGCCGAGTATGTTGAATTTTTTGTAGCTTATAAACTTTTTTAGTTTTATTATGCAGTTGTTCTTTGCATTTAAAAATTAAAAAAAGGGTGTTGATGGGTTGTAATACTTGAATGGTTTTATTAAACTTAATATCTAGAATATTATCGTCGTAATTTATTAAATACTCGTTCACAGCATCGTTGTTATTCACGGCATCGTTTTTTCTCACGAACTTATTAATATCTTCCGCATCTATCGTGAAATTATATTTCAGAATATTTCGCAAACGATACGTTATATTTTTATTTTTATAAATAAGACCGACCAATTTTGATTTACTAAGTATACCTTCATTATTTAATTGCAATTTTTTATTTATAATTCGTTCTACGTTATTTTGTTTATCAACATATAATATTTTTATTTTTACATTCCGTGGTGTGTCTTTGTAATATTTAATATACTGGCTTTCTAATGTATTAAAGTTATTAATCCATTCACAATCGATAGCATCCTCGGGCTCGTGGATGGCATCCTCGGCCTCGTGTATGGCATCCTCGGCCTCGTGTATGGCATCCTCGGCCTCGTGTATACATTTTTTATGAGTATCGTCATGTTTATTCATTAAATATATATTAAAAAATATAATGAATATATTAACTAAATAATATTTTATTTTAACTATCATCATTTTATTACATTTATTTCTTTTAATAGGTGTCATCATCCGTGTCATAATCATGACATTGTTCATCCACATCACTCTCAGATGATTCATAATCGCTGTCTGTCAAATATGACAAATCGGTGAGCTTACCCTTTCCATAATACTTTGACTGAGCACCAAGTACTGCTAGCTCTTCATCTCTTTTGTCTTGAATATTACTTAGAATTGAATAAGATGCTATAGCACATTCATGTTGAAATTGTGCATGTGTAAAATCACATGTCGGAGTATCATCATGACTATCAGCATTTTCGACTGGAATTTTTTTCCCCTCTTTGTCAACAATATACATTTTTGTCGCAGTTTTATCGTTTTTCATAAAAAGCCAGCCAACTTTCGGCTCTTCCTTTGCAGTAGTATCTTTGCTGACCTTGTTTTCACCATCATCGTTGTTTACGACCTTCAGATAATCATCGCGATTATTATCTTTGTTTTTTGCATGCTGAGATTTAACATTTATTAGAGAAGGAAACTTACCCTTCATCATATCATCGCTCAAACTAATCTTAGGCTGTGCTTTTTTTCTGTTCGCCATAAAGGAATATTTATCGGAGCGTAGCCCAGAACGTTCAAAGGTTCTACTTCTACGCGGTCGCGAGTATGCTTTTTCATGAGAACTATTTGATGGCGTGTGAAGACACTCAAAACGCGAATTTTTCTGAAGGGCTGGCTGCTTGTTAAACATAATTATATAACTTTACTAGTTAATAATTTTCATTTATTTATTTGTGTCGTAAGTGTTTCAATTTTTTTTTAAACATCTTTATCTTTACACGTATTCTTTGTTTTCACGCGGGGAGTATATTTATTTTAATTACTTTTTATTTTGAAAAAAAATTGAAACCTATAATGCGGGTAAATATTGAACCATAACATGAGCAATCACATGAGCAATCACATGAGCAATCACATGAGCAACCATCTTGATGAAGCGAGCAACCAGCCTGGTATTCCTCAAGCTTATCCAAGCATTTGCATCCCACGGACATGGAGTAATGTAACTTGGTCTCTGGTGAAAGACGCTTTTGAAGAGATTTTTGGCTATGGTACAATTGAACGTGTGGATGTTGTGAAACGCCAGGCGTCTAATGGTGAATTTTATAACAAGATCTTTATCCATTTTGTAAAGTGGCCCGAAACGGAATATGCTCAAAACATTCGGAGATCTCTGTTGGACGGAAAGACGATTAAGCTAGTATACCAATTTCCTTGGTATTGGAAGTGTGTTCTGAGCAACCTTCCGAAAAGGCGGTGGAAGGGTCCCGCTCCATACATGGAGGTAGTTGACAGCGAAAGTGATCAGCAACATAGCTGTTGCTATGATGAGGATCAGGCGAATGGCGCAAAGTACACCTCACCGAAACTACTCGAGGAAGGGTTTGGTGGAGGACAGCATAGCTCATCATAAGATAAATTTAAATATTAAAAATAAAATTTTAAAAATTAAAAATTAAAAATTAAAAATTAAAAATTAAAAATAAAAATTAAAAATAAAAATTAAAAAAAAGCAGTTTAGGATGTATATATTTTTTATTGTGTAAAATATATTATGAATGCTTCGTTATTAAAAAACAATGACTTGCAAAACATTGTTTTAAAGTCTTTAATAGAATCTGCAAAGTGTTTAGATAATAGTGATATTTGCACTACTAAAAATAATTGGTTAAATAATATAGTATATCATAAATCAACTATAACCATTACCGCGGATATTTGGAAACCTTTGTCAACATATATAATAAAAGATCGACCACTTACTTATAGTGAAGCTGTGCGCTTCGTAATTTGTATGGGTCTTCAATTAAACGCACTGGCCAAAGCTAATTATGGTTTGGCACAAATTAATCCAGAAGATATTATGGTTATCAATCATGATTGGTATTTACTTACTAATTTTGATAATATAAGTAGTTTAAAAAAAGAACAAATTCATATTACGCAACCTTTTAACACAAACAACTTTTCCGCGCCCGAACTTGAAAATATTAATACTTTACCCGCAGAGATACACCACACTAGCTCATATTATAGTATCGCTATGATTTGTGTGTATAGTTTAGGATTGTCTTATCAGGACGAGGATCTGAACAAATTATTACCGAGTCCTTTGTATTTTTTCTTGCAAAGATGTTTTGCTACAAATCCTAGTGATCGTGCTTATTTACTGATATAAATATAAAGTAAGAATCTTATAAAGTAAGAATCTTATTATATATGAGATATTATATTATATATTATATATAATATATAATATGTCGCTCACTATATTGAAACGCAAATCTAGAAGGTTTAAAGCAAAAATATCTGGTAAAGATAATGTGGGGTTTTCTATTAATGGTGGACACCGCAACCAAGGTTGGGTAGGACAAACATCGCAGGGAAGACATTTAAGTAAAACTCCCTTTAAAGGTAATTTACCCGTCGGTCATGGTGGATGCTGTGGTACATATGAAAAACATATTTTAAAAGGTATTTTTTGCTGCGCGAATGACCCCTCTATCGTTAAAACATCCAATATGAACTCCAATCCATACTTATTATCTAGAGTTGATAACCCGACACCCGTTTTTATCCCTAATTGTGAAAAAGGTTGTCTTAAAAATAAATGGTACAAAAGTTTTGATTCTCATATATCTTCACAAGGTGTTTATATTAAAAATAAAAAAACTAAAAAAGCTCTCGATGATAAATGTTGTGATATACCCTTAGAAAAAACCACGACGAAAGAGTGCTCCTGTCCTCCTGTCGTTAAAAATACCAATATTGATGACTATAAAACATATATGGGTCATGGTTTAATGATTAAAAATCGTTTACCTACACCAGATTGTCTGAAACATTTCCCATTATCCTTAAATCATAATGCTAGTTGTAATTTAAATTATAATACTCCCGAAGAAGCGATAGCAGGCGGTCTTCTTCCGTCTAATTGGATGAAATGTTAAAAAAAGTTTATTACATTTTTTAATATTTTTGGTTTTTATTAGATTCGTTTGTTAATAAAACGCCGACCTTCAGTTTTATGCAGAGACTGATGTTCTGCTGGTGCTTGAATAACATCATATCCTCCATCCGTAGAGTAGACAATTTTTTTTATATTTAATTTTTTTAAAACGCGGGTACAATCTACACAAGGTCCTGATTCTTTTAAGGTGTATTTTTCATCCGTTCTAGCAATATATATAATCGTCTTTTTAAACAACTTATTTATCTTACGCGACTTTTATCGAATGTTCAAAATAGTTGTGTGTTTTGTCTGCTCGATGAAATGCTTGACGAAGAGCCGCCATCTCGGCATGACAGGTACAACTATCACGCACAAACCCATCCCGCGTATTAGACCGATAATGATTAAACCCCTTGCCGATCACACGCCCTTTTACCACGGCAATAGCTCCGTGCTTCATTTTGCATGGTGAATGTTGCGCCTCCTCCAGGGCCATCTGCATAAAGTTAAGATCGTGGTTGGATAGTCGGTTCATTGTTAGTAATATCTTAGCAAATACTTAAATTACTTTTCTTACATCAATTTTTTTTTGCATTTTTGCATTTTTGCTTTTTTTGCATTTTTGCTTTTTTTTCTTTTTGCGTTAAATAATCTTTATAAAATGGATGTAAACACAATAATTATAATAGTATATTATGTCAAATAATAGTACGGCAACCGTAGATGTTGATTCTGTCTGTAACACAAATGCTGTTTTATTGCAGGGCACCTATAGTTGGAGTAATTCACCCAGTGCCAACGCCTGGACGACAATCGGCACTACATTGGCTAACTATCGTGTGTCTGGAAACGCTGATAATACTAACGTGACATCATATACTATTCAAACCAGTAAAGATAAATCAGTACGTCCTTACTATCGATTAAAAATTTTTATTGACAAAATAAAAGGGGGTAATGATATATTAAACATTGATATCAATGCCCGCAAAGAAGAAAAAACACATTACAATTCTCTACTCACCTCAAATATATTGGATGAAGAAAAAACTGCGGATGCTATGCAAAATAAGAATTGGAAACAAACCCGTTTAGTACAACTCTATAAAATTGCAGTTGAAAAGAATAAACAAATGATGGACAAATACAAAGCGGGTGAAAAAGTTTATTTTGATGCTGGTGTAGATTTGTTTTGTCCGGCGTATTATGTTTTTGAAAGTTTTAATGCTACCGCCAAAAAATTAGATCATTGCGTGAAATGTAGTATGGATAAAGTTGAAACCGATAAAGAGGGTGTTGAAACCTGTAATCCGGTTGGATATTATTTGTATCCTCGGTCTAGTACTGGCACCAAAACTCCGCTATCTTTAACAAATTCTGTGGGTATTATTGATTCGGGATATCGTGGAAATATCATTGCGGCATTTAACTGCGCGCGCGCACATAAATACACGGCGACGTTATATCAAAGGTTGGTGCAACTTTGTCCACCTGATATAAGCTACCCAATTGAAATTGTTCTTGTGCAAGATGAACAAGATTTAGGTGTCAGCGAACGTGGTGCGGGTGGTTTTGGTTCTACTGGCTCATAACTTCGGTATTCACGTTATTAAATATGTTTTTTTTATCATGCGTGTTATCTTTATTAGACGGAATTGTCTTAGGCAAATCATCTATTATGGGAGGTGAGTCGTTTTTTTTAGGTATTTGTATTGGTTTGGAGGGCTGAGTATTGTGCTGATTTATTCTAGGTGGGTCTAAACTAAACACACGAGCTTTATACGGCACCAAGGTTCTATCATTAATGTAATTTTTTATTTTTATTTGAAATGAATTTGTTAACTTTTGTGAGGCGAGTTCGTCTTTCGTTTTTCTTTCGCAACTTCGGCATAAAAAAACGACATGTGTTTTATTATCATACGTATAATTTCGGGTGTATGAGGTGTTTGCACAACAATTGAAACAGCCATGTATCCATCCTTCGGTTGGTTTATTTGTATTACAATAAATATTCATGGTATAACGATAATAATATTATTCTTACATTATCGTTATATCATTTCTTGTGTTAAATATTTTATGGTATTTAAGTAGACTTTAATGTATTTTAAGTAGACTTTAATGTATTCTCGTATAATAGCTCTAATTCTAAGGAAAAACTCCAGTCCATATGATTTAAGTTGATGACATCACCAAATTTATCTAATAATTTTATATCTAACTTATTGACATTCACGGGGCCATTATAACGTCGTATTTTAATTAACGGATTTTTATCGTTTTCATCAATCGTAAACGATAGTTTACCATTGCGCAGTGGTATTTTCGCGATAATATACTCATTAATCGTCATTTTATCGAAACACACAATATTAGTTTCATTATAACTATATTGATAATCATTCACAGACAAATAAACATAGCGATCGCCACCACCATCAAACAAACCTTCCGAAAATATCGTATCGTCTATTTTTAAATATCGGGCTATTCTAAACCCCATGATCCAACCCATCGTTTCGATAATATTATCTTGATCCTCATCGGTGAAGTGGAGAGAAAAAACAAAGGTTTCGGGGGCGTTCTCCATAATTTCAAATTGACTTTTATTTGTATGGGGGTGTATCGAATATTTTAAGAATTTAAGCGGGGTTTCGGTTTCAGACATGTGTAAATAGCGCTGATTAAGATAATTTACAAAGGTTTCGGTATCATAATTCCCATCCGGAACAATAATATTAAAAACACTGCATTTGTCACAAACAGTTATTTCTATTTTAAAGGTGTTGTTTTTTTTAAGATGGGAAAACAAAAACCAAGAATTCGGTAATTCAATCGACGCTAATTTCATAGATAATAAATTATTAATGGGGGGTATGCTATAGCGATAATCACAGGGATTTGTTTTATAATAATTCTCTCTAAAGCAACTATTGATGTGTAGATTTGTGAGTTGCGTATCTCGTCGTATAGAATTTATGTCGCCGGGAGCTACTCTATTTTCAAAGGTGTTGACAATAGGAGGTAGTGGATTAGGATTCGAGGGATGGTGGTTTTCCACATTATATACGACATTTTCGGGGTTTTTGTATAAAATACTGGTTTGTTTTTTTTCAAGAAACTCGCCACCCTTGATATTGCGGTTAAGATATTGACTCGATTTAACAATATTATGCACAATATCTAACACATTGTTGTATTTATCGAATTCCGGCACCATTTTCACAGCTTTGATAAATTCATCGTCGTCATTGTCAGAGTACGTGTAGTCAGGACTCGTTAATTTAATGTAATCGCGATATTTTTGCACACATTGTATCATAGAATAACATTTTTGAAATAAAGTTTTGATAGAATCTTCAACATCGTTGTTTTTTATTTTTAATAATGATTTCTTGGCTTCGATCACTTCATCGTCACAAATATTGTTCGATATTTTAAACAATTTCAAGATATCTTGGAAACTATAATTTTGAAAATTTAATTCTGTGTCGTTGGTATCATTCTCCTCACTCATTTAATATAGTTATGTAAAATTATATTAAATTTATATACACGCATTATTATATTATTTCAAAAAATAGTTTGTGTTCAGGTGGAGGTCCTATTTCATTTTCATTTCCCTTATTTTCAGTAAATAATCTGTAATTATCATTTGTAATATTTAGATTTTCACCTATATTATAATTATTTTCTAAATCAGTATCAACTACAGCTAATATATCTTGATTATTATTGACACTTTGATATATTTTGTGTAATAGATTTGTATTTGATACGCTAGTATCATATAGTAATCCCGCAAATACATCCCCAGATGTTGCCGAACCACTTAGATTTAAACTTAAACAAAATTCATTCGCATTGCCATCTACCGGTGACCATGTATTTATTCCTGGAGCTATTACTTGTTTATCAACAATTTTAAAATCTAACGTATCTTGAATTCTTTGTATTAATACAAAATATATGTTTTGATCAATATATGATACGTTGTCTAATCTATAAATTTTAACATTTAAATTATATGTACCATTTGTATTATTTGTGCCTATTTTATAAGTAACTAAATTAGCTAATTCTTCACTATTATTATTGTTTGAGTCAAACTCAACGCTCGCGTTTGTAAATGATGTATTGTTAATTTCATTTGTTTCATTGTACGCAAACTGATTAATAATAGTATTTAATAATTGATACTGAACAATTCCCTAATTTTCATTTGGATTAAGTATACCTGTCATGTCACTTTGTATTTTTTTCATTGATTCAACTAGAACAAGTGATTGATCACGAGGTATGCATTTACGCTGTCTATCATCAGAATGTTTGTTAATTACATGAGATTGTGACCATCCGGCAGCATTATCTCTGTTCAAAGAATTAGCTATTTGTTTAGCAACATCGGTTGCTGCTGCTTCGCCGGCAGCAGTGGCATCCTGTTGTGATTGACCATTGGCAAGCGCAGCTTGCTCGGCAGCTATCGCCGCCTCTATAGCCTGTTCCGTATTTAAAAATTCGTCATGATCTGTCATTTCATATTTAAATCCACCAGAACCCGAAGATGCCGATGTTAAATCTACTTTAAATTTCCAAACAGTATCAAGATTTACAAGTTTAGTCGAGGAAACACACTCAGTGCCGTCGTTGCTATCATCTGGAATCTCACCACTTAATCTAGTAGTAATATTGAGAATGGCTGATTTCTCATGATGATATACTTTCCAGACAGAATCTCCTTCGTGCCATTGTATTACATACTGACCACCAGCACCCATGATACCATCAATGTGGACGGCTGAGACCAGAATAATGGGTTTGTTGTCCGTTAATGAAGAGGCAAAGTTGTCACCTGAGCAATCGACTATACAATCGGCTGTAATATCTGGACACACTTTCTCACATTCAGTATCAACAGGAATGAAAAATTGTTTTAATTCTTGCTTACCACATAATTCTGGAGTATCTTTATCATATACTACAACAAATTTGTGTTTAACAATTTTTACGTAGTTTCCGGGATCATTATCATCATTTTCATCTTTTTTTTCAAGATTAGAGGAATAGCTGCTGTGTAAACAAGGTAAACACGGCGTCATGTTATTAACTTCAGGCATGTTTGTCACCTCATCCACCACAATTACATCCTCGCACGTAGACGCTTCTAACGCACAGAAAATATCATCTATGTTTAACGCACACTTAGAGGGACATTCTTTTTTGAAATCAAACAATGTTTTTATACCAGCTAACTCTTTAGTTAGTTTTATTTTTGAGCATTTATCCCAACAGGATTGTAACGATCCGCCATCATTCTCGTATAATTTTATCATTTGCTGTAGTAAGTTATATTTGCTGTTGCCTTCCTCATTATCAACAGGACAACCATTTTCATCTGCAATAAGTCTATTTTTGTTTTCTACCGCTCCGCGAAAAATATCACTAGATCTCACTAACATGTCATTTGGGGAATACGTTGAATTCTTAAAGAAAAGTTGCTGGAATGACACGTAGGGCATATAAAGCATGTTAAGATTAACTACTTCGGTGTGGTCGGCCGTTGTTGTACCGGCTGGAAGGTGGTCCGGTTGCATTACGGCGACATCTAAACAAGGCGAAGCATTAACAGTTTGGCTGATTGGACATGTTTCATCTTCGTGAACCATTATAATATTACTATATAGTTTATTTTTTAACAAAAAAATTATTCTTGACGTTGTATCATAATAATTAATTTTGGTTTAAATTAATTATTTTCCGGTAATTAAATTATTTTATTTGGGATGGGTTGCATTTAGCAGCTCCCACAGGAACCGCCGTACTGCGTGCCGACGGCACCAGCGTTGTTCGGGTGGCAGGGATCGCAGCCCGCGGCGGAGACCTTCTTGTAGAGAGGGCATTTGACGAGGTGCTCGCAATCGCCCTTCTTCTCGCCATCGCAGACACAGCACTGCTGCTCCCAAACCCAGCCAGGGTTGCCGGGGCCCGGAAGGTACTCGCGCTGGTCAGCAACCTTGGTGAGTACACCCAGCTCCTCGTCGTAGAGGGGCGAACCGCAGCAGTTGGTCACCTTGTCGCCAACGTAGACCAGCTTCCACTTGGCGCTGTCGTACTCGGTGTTGTAGCGATCACCGGGGCACCAGTCGGTGCAAGACCAAGGACCACGGATCATGCAGAGTGGGAACTGGCAGTTATCAAATTCGATCATGGCGTTGTTGACATCGTTACACGAACCATCCAGATTGCGATCACCATCCGCCGTGATGGGTATTTTCCCGGCATGCTTCAAGAACTCATCCACACACAGCACATCCACGGCAGGGCAAGCCGCGCGGAACTCGGCAAGATCCAGGTTGGTGGACTTGAGAGCGTTGGCGGTGAGGTTGTATATATCGCCATTCTTGGTGCCACTCTCACTATCAAGCAGGTCAATAGTGTGGTTCTCCAGCGCATTGTATAAGCACGTTTTGGGTGTGGCACCGGCGTAGGCCACGTTGGCGGAACCGGCCAGTGTTTTGGTAGTGCTGTCGGCTGTCGAACCATCGTCGTTGTATTCACCCCAGCTGCCGGCTCCAGTGATATCTTCGGAAATCAAGGCGCGCCAGCAGTAGTAGTTGCCGACACCACCCACGGCACCGGAACCCAGTCTATCGGGTTGGTCATGTGTGGTAGAATCCCTCGCATTCGGGCCCTTATCCAGGGTCATGTCGAAGGGGGGTTGGAGATCGACACCGGCGACTGTCGCATCACGCCGTACCGCGGCCGCCGCCGCCTGAAGCTGGGCCAGGGGGATACGGGGAGCCGAACCATTAATGTGGTCGCGCGGATCAGTGCTAGAATCGTCAGTGACAACCTCGCCGTTAGCATTGTATATCTGACCACTGCAGGCAGCCTGAATAAAGATCTCGGTCACCGCATCATCACTGAGGCTGGGGTTGTTTTTCAGGTCGCTGTAGGCTTTAGCGACACCAGCACGAAGGGCTTTCATGAGGTCAAGAGAGGGGATGGTGCTATTCTGGCCACCAGCCCAGCCATCGGGGATGGCGGCCTCGTAGATGCCATCGGCGCAATCATCGACGAGCTCCTGAAGGTTGGTCACGCAGTTCTGGGCGCGCGCGTTGCACGGATCGGCCGAAGTCGCGTGGTCGTTGCCGTGGGGGGCCACTGGGAAACCGCGACCAGCAGGCTCACGGAGGCAAGCACGGAAGTCAATGCGGAAAGGCCATGAGACGTTAAAGTCGGGGACACCATTGTCATCGCCGCCACCAGTGTTGGCACTCACGAATTTAGTGGTCACCACGGCAATAACGCGCTTCTCCTGGGCACGGAGCGTAGGCATACCGGTGCTGGGGTTAATGTCAACGTCATGCGCCTGGAGGGAGTTAAAGAACTCGTCTAAAGACATGGAGCACTTCACGTTGCAGACACCGACATCGAAAAGGCTCTTCACAGCCGAGACCTTCTTCTCGAATTCGACACGCGAGCACACATCCCAGCAGGCGGGGGATTCCTCGAGGTGCTCCTCGTAGTGCTGCATAAGCTCCTCCATCAAGACGTACTTCTTTTGCTTGCCGTTTGCATCAGAAATAACCTTGTTGTCGTTATCAAGGATAGAGGTGAAAGGATGCACATTTGCTAAAGTTGTGTTTGGGGCAAAGTTGCCATTGTTGAAGTAGAAAAGGTTGTGGAACTGGTTGTAGTTTACATCAATGGGTGAAAGATAGCGAGTTGTAGAGGAGTCCTCCTGAATAAGGGGGACATCCTCCGCCATGAGGGCAATATCAATTACAACGCCGCTAAATATGCTTAGGTCAGAGTGGTCGCCGCCACCAACAGAAAGTCCGGGATTCTTTTTCGAAGACATTTATAATATACCTCAAGATTTTATTTATATTTTAATTTTTAAATATTATTATTTGTTTTATCAAATTTGTTTTTAGGTAGGATGAAGGTTTTTAATGTTAAACTCTTGTATAACACTATCATTAATATCATCAAATTCTATATATTCTTTTTTCAACATATTCTCAATGTATTTTAATACGCGCTCATCATAATCTTTGAATTTTTTGGGCTTTCCTATAATTAATTTATATAACTCATATTCCGGCTTCATTCTAATCTTGGGCATTTTAAATTTAATCGTACCAACTGCGTCATCTGAATAAAAGATTTTTTCTAAATTTTCAAAATGATTATGCTCTCCTAATAACTCAACAATAATATTTAAAAGAGTTGAATATGTTTCTAAATCTTCGCAGTTAGATTCTTGGCTATATTTTTTTAATTTTAATAAAATATCAGATAAGCTAAATATATTTTGCTCGATAATGCGCCAATTTTTGGTGTATAAAGGTGTAATAAATCTATTGAAAATTATTTTTTTTAATCTAGACACATAATACGGCTCCTTTTTATGGCCACCGAAGGTCATTGCTTTACCAGTTAAATTTAAGGTGTTTATTTGAGATGCTCCCGTTAAGGAGTTAGCACTAATACACTGCATTTATTTAATGTATCGTATTATTAATATTTTTCATAAAAAATATTTTATTTATACACACGCATAATTGTCTTTGTACAGGGGAAAACCATGGGGGAACGTTTATATTGCTGATGACGCGGTACGATATAGCAATCAGGACCCATACAACAACTACAACATGGATCACACGCTCGTGACAGCAAAGTTTTGCACACACCTAATTTCATACATCGCGGCACGCAGGGATCGACGCATGCTTTCTTTTTTTCAGGAGGATAACAACCAGGAAATATTACCGAGGGTTGGTGGCCGTTGAATTTTTGAACGCAACACGGATCGCGCTTTTTACATTTGGCATCCATGGGCCGTGCTGCTACCGCCTCGGCGTAGGGTGGAGGAGGTTTAGATTTTTGTGGAGGATCATGTCCCATAGTGGCGCCATTATTCATTTGACGCAAATTGGTTATATTTGGTAAATAATTATCAGTAGGATAATTGGTGCATTTATATTTATCGGTATAATCAGCTTTCGTTTTATATTTATTATAGCCATGCTGTGATTTTGGTCTGCGATACATTATATTATATAGCAATATTGTATTTGCTAAATATATCAGCGACCTCTTGTTGTAATAATTCGTTTCGTTGCAAGTTGTTGGCATACTTATCATAGGTTTTAGCGGGATTGTTGGTAGGGTTATTGAAATACTCGTATAGGGCTGGTTGTTGGCAGCCCGAAATGGTATAGCTTAAAAATTTGTCTTTAAAGGGAAAATAAACATTATAATCGCAGCATTTACATGATTCGGCATCTGGCTTACATTTGCAAAATACGTAGGTGGGACATTTCTCGCGATCGTCGCATTTTAAATATAATTTCCGTTTTAAACTGATGTTGGGCGATTTGCAGTTGTTATTAAAATGACCATAAGGATATAATCTACCGAGTTTTTCGACGCAATCATTTATTTTTCGGACATTTAAACACCGACACTTATCGTCGCTGAATTTATTTACTTCATCGTAGAATTCGGTGAAGCAGATTTCGCTCTCTAAACCATCCATTAAAGAAAGAGGGACATCGGCACAGGTATGGCAGTCTTTGTCTAAACAAGCTTGCTGCTTTAAGAGTTTTATTAAACTCGCGTAGCTCGCAAAACAGGCTATATAACATTTGTAGGTATCGTCCATTTTGTTGGTGGTACAGCATAAACTAAAATTATCGGTGTCTTTGTTGGTAAAAACGATACTGCGGGCGAATTTTAGTATGGTAGTGCTGTCTTTTTTTTTATAGTAATCATTATAATTCATATCAGGTGAACATTTAGTTAAGGTTCGGTATCTTCCCATTATATATGCATTGAGAATTTAAAAAGTATTTTTATTATTATTTAAATCATTGGCGACATGTTTCTTTTCGAGATTTTTGTTTAAAAAAATTGAAATACTTTTGGTGTAAAATTGTATCTCCTCCCTGGCAGTATTTATTATAATTTTATTGCTAACAAACGATGGTTATCAGTACTGAACAACATATTCCGACTATGCCGGCGCTAGATGTGCCGCGACACGATATTACACCGGCTCAACGTGAGGTGATTGTTGCGCATCGCGAAACTATTTATGAAATGAGTGATTGTTTGAACGCTGTGCGCGATTTAGCGGCCGATCTGGGTCTTTGCGCACAGATTAATATCTATCATGGCGGTGGCGAACCTACGGGGCGGCAGGCTCGGGTGGAAATACCGCGCGGTATTGCTCCGGATAACGTGATGAATACGCTTCTAGGGGTCGTGCGTGAAGAGGTGGGTGACGTGGTGCGGGCGGTGGATCCTATACAATATAATGACGACAATGAAGAATCGCTGTATCACGAAGACCGCGGAATTAATGACGAACACCCCTCTTGCTGGCAGAGACAGCGCGAGGGCGACGGGGATAGCGAGGGCGAGAGCGAGGACGAGGACAGCGAGAGCGAGAGCGAGGACGAGGACAGCGAGAGCGGCGAGGACAGCGAGAGCGAGGGCGAGAGCGGCGAGGACAGCGAGAGCGGCGAGGATAGCGAGAGCGAGGGCGAGGTCCGCATTGAACCAAGCGAAGCCCGTAATCCAGAATTGGTAGTTCCGCCAACAACAGCAGAAATTTATTCGGAAAACGACCTTAGATTGCTTCTGGAACATTGTGAGACAATTAGTCGCGCACTGGAGTGCAATACGGAGGGTGGTGGTCATGCAGGAGCAGCGGGAGCAGGAGCAGCGGGAGCAGGAGCAG